AAAAACACTTTTAGCAATGCCATAAGCATTTGCACTTGGTTCATATAAAGATGTGTATTGCTTGGCTTCACCACGGTTAACAATTGCCTGATTTACCACATAGTAAGTACCAGGGTTTGTGAGCAATTGCATATAGCCAACAGTGTTGCTTGCCTGATTGTCAGTAAAAAGCAACTGAGTTGGGCGGCTGAATTTGTCAGCCAACGGTACCAATGTTGCAACACCTGAGCGTGAGATATAGAAACGGCCAGCAATGGCATCAACTGCCTGATAGATCATTGCCATACAAGAGCGATTCTGAGTTGTTGCCAACATCCCTACAGTTCCTGTAAGGCTGGTTGAGCCTGTCCATCCTGCATAGGTCAACATACGGCCAACGCGTGTGGCTGCGGTTTCGGCAAAGGCACTTGTTGCCAGTGCTGGTGCCTGGGCATCGGCAATGTATGCAATGCCATCAACAAAAGTCATTGTTGAACTAGGCGCTTCACCCTGGTTAACTTTGGTTTCTTCAAGAAAACCGTAGTAAAGGTAATAAGGTGTTGCACCAATTGTTGCCACAATGCGCATTTGCAAACCATCGCGCAAGATATTGGTGCCTGAAACTACCCACGGGTTTGAAACGCTAGTGTTATCAGGGTCGTAATAACCGCTTGTGTTATTGAAAACCACAACTGAAATGCCTGCCTGATCGCGCTCACTTTGTCGAGTACGGCCACGGCGAATATCAATTTGAATTAGATCAGTTGTTGTAACTGAAGTCCAAGTTCCACTTTTCAAAAATTGAACTGCAACTGCAGGTGTGGTTACTCCGTCAAAGGCGCTCATAATCTATCGTATGCTCCAACAGTTCCGAAGCTACGGCGAGTTGTTCGCTCAATGCCGTTAACAATGCTGGTAACTAAATCTTCATTTGTAACTACTGAACCAGCGTTGTTCACAACTACAGTTGTGCCGCCTCTGTTGCCATAAGCCTTTGAACCAGCAGCGCCAATTGCAATGGTAGATGAACCTGAAAGTTTTGCTTGGCGTGCAAGATTTTGGCGCACCGCTTCAGCGTTAATTTTATCTTGCAATGTTTTGGCGGTTTTGAGCGATTTATTGGCGGCATTGAGTGCATCAATAAAAGCCTGAAGTTCACTATTGGCTTTTGGAATACCACCTGTTGCGGTGCCTTTAACATTGCCAAACATTACATCGCTTGCAGATGGTGACATTGGCAAATTACCGCCTAGTACCTTACCTGCGTTTTTAGCTTTATTGGCAGTTGTGCCAGGTATTGCTGCAGCAATTTGCCCGCCTAGATTATTGAAGAAACTGCCACCCGCGAGTGCAACACCAGCCGTTGCAAATAATCCACCCTTTGCAGCGCCTTTTGTGATTGGACCAATTAAACCTGCACCTAGCGCAACATTCATTCTTACAAGTGCAGCGGTTAGCAAGTTGATCGCAGTAATCATTGAATAAACTTTACCAACGGCAAACAATACTGCAAAAGCGGCGGCCATTGCTTTTACTTTGCCAGTATTGTTTGCAATCCAGTTACCAATAGAGATAAGGGCTGCAAGGAATTGCACTGCAAACTCTGCGGCTACCTTAAATGATGCTGCCAATTTGTCTTTGTTGGCTGCAATAAATGCTTCAAGTTGTGGCAAGATTTTTGTTGAAATTACTGTTGCAAACTTTTCCATAACTGGCAAAAGCGCATAACCAAGAGTTTCAAGAATTTCACCAAAGGCAATTCTTAAACCTTGCAATCTAAACTCAAGAGTGCCAGCACGCTTTGCCGCTGCACCCGAAGTTGCCTTAGTAACTTCTTCAAGCGCCTTGCCAAAGTCTTTTGATTTAATTGTTGCATTACTTAGACTTGGCACAAGGGTTTTAAGTGCCTTGAACTGGCCACTGGTTGCCTTAATAATTGCCCCAACAGATGTTGCAAGATCGGCACCTGATGAAGCACTTACATCTAGGGCAGTTTGCATCAAAGATTGTGCGCTAGTAATTGACCCCGTGGCAGCCGTCAACCGAGCCATCGCAGGGCGCAAATCATCATCCACAACAGAGAATTGCTTTTGTAGCGAAGTTATGTAGCTTTCAACGCCAGTAATTGCATTATCAGTTGCGCCAACTGTGTTCTTTAATGAGTTGGCAAGAAGCGCCTGAGATTTTTGATCTGCAATTGCTGCCTGAACTGCATCCTTGCCAATCTTGAGCGCAAAGGCTGCAGATGCTGCGGTTGCAATGCCAAATGCTCTTGCAGTTTTTTTGCCAAAGGCATCAAACTTTTTCTGCAATGCAACAATGTCTTTTTGAGCAGCCTTTGAACCTTTATTGGAATACTGGGTGAGGATGCGGGCTACAATTGCGCCAACTGCCATTTGTTATGCTCGCTCTCTGTTCAATTCTCTTTGCAATTGTGCTTTTGCTTCTTCCAAAGCACGATCTACATTTGCTTGAATCTTTACTCTATCTTTATCAACAACACGCCATACTACACGCGAAGCCTTGCCAAATCTGTTGCCCAAAGTTCTTAGAAATTGGCCACCGCTATCTGTTGCAAACATTCGCTTAGTTCCTGATGCTTTTCTACCAGCAACTTCAAAGATTGCACCTGCTGCAGACTTGTTGAGCAAGGCACCTGCGCTGGTTGTAAAGTCACCTTTACGAACCTTGCCTTCGGCTCTTGTTTTAGTAATCTTTGATTGAATCTCGCCAGCGTTCCACCCAGGCCAACCTTTGCCACCGCGAGTTTTAGTAGGATTGGCAGCATCGGATGTGCGCCAGCCACTCATCGGTGGTTCTTCACTAATTAGATTCTTGGCATCTCTTTGAGCGCCAGCAAGTTCAGTATTGATAACTTTATTGAAGCGTTTAACCGCATCTTTATCAAACTCTTTTAGCGCATCCAAAGTTTCCTTGATACCTGTAAGAACAATTACATCATCAGCCATTGGCTTTAGCTCGTTCCTTCATATAGATCGTGATTGCTTCAAGGATTCCTTCGGGTGCATCAAGTAGTTCATTAGGACTAATCCCAGTTTCAACCGCAACGGCTGCAATCGTGTAAGTTAAACTGTTGCGGTGGATTCGAAAGAACTATCAGCATCCAGTTCGGCTGAAACTATTGTGTCCAAAAATTCAGGTGAGAAAAGTTTAACAACCACTCCATTAACCTGCATTGCTTTCCACGCCAGCCAATAGATGTGTTCAACTCTTTGTTCTTCGCCCAATAATTTTGGCATACCTTTACCAAAGTTTTGTTCAAATGCAACAATGATGCGAGGCGTTAACTTGTAAGAGGCCTCAACACCATCAGTTGTTTTTACCTTGATTGCTAATCCATCCATCTTTTCCCCCTTAGTAGATTATGAAATTGCTTTTGTGATAACGCCTGAGATCGGCCAAGACGCACTGACAGAAACTAACTCACCAACGGCACCTGATAGTGGCTGCCACTCTGAAATCAAGGCGTTGAATGTGTATTTTGGATTGCTTGCGCTAACTGCTGCATTAACTGGGCGAATCTCCATCGCTACAGTTGTTCCAACAGTTGTTGTTGCAAGTGATGTGCCATTGATAAGTTCTTCAAGGGCATTGTCTGCAAAATCTTGATTAAATTCAAGAGTAATTGAATTATCAAACAATCCACCAACGCGTGTGCGAGCTGACGAGCCAAGCCCTGTAGTTTCAATAACATCTACGCTTGTTGAAAGGCTAACTGATGTTACATATTGCGAAATGTCGTTGCTTGCATAGACAACATACGCATTTGTAAGAACTAAACGCGCCATATTATGCAACCGCCTTTGTAATCGTGCCTGAGATTGGCCAAGTTGCAGAAACTGTGGCCAACTCGCCCACGGCTGCTGAAAGAGGTTGCCACTCGGCGCAAACCGCAGAAAATGTGTAACTAGGGTTGCTTGCACCAACGGCTGCTGATGTTGGCTTTACAACGCAAGTTGTAACTGTTCCAACAAGTGATGAACCAACTGCGTTGATTGTCACTTCAGGACCTGATGTTGCAAAATCCTGATTGAATTCAAATGTAACTGAGTTATCAGCAAGGCCAGCAACACGGGTACGCGCTCCACCTGAACCCATACCTGTTGTTTCAACAACATCATCTGATGTTGAAATTGCCACGCTCGTAATAAACTCGCTGAGATTGATGCCATTGATTACAACTGAAGCATCTGTTAGGACAATACGGGCCATTATTTTGTTTCCTCTACTGTTGCTGGTTTGATTTGTGCTGATTTCTTGATGTGTTCGCCTGCAACTAGGGCAT